TTCTTAGAAGCTGTATTCAGGCTAAGAGTAAGAGTGTTGTTGCAAACCACACGGATGGGTGTGAATCGAACATCGATCGACCAGCCATACTTATGGGGATTGCTGAAGAGCAGGTAGCTCTCAACCGAGTCGCCATCAAACACAGTAAACCCGTCGTGTACCTTAGCCAAAGCCCAGACCAACTGACCGTCACGAAGCGAGCCAGCGGTGTGCATCTCCATGTCACCAGCGGCTACGAAGTCATGGAAGAACTCGAACGCCTTCTCGTTCTGAAGGATGTTCCAGTCATCGCTGACAACGTCGAGGATGCGATCGTCTGAGTCACGCACCAGCGCAGACTTACCAACCGCTACCTTCTTGCCAGCTACTTCAGCGAAAGCCGGGACCTTACGTACAGACCAATCAAGGCCTGCCTTTTCAAGCATCTGCTGGGGAGAGAGATCAGCCGGAACCTTGGTGCCTAGACCATGCCACGGAGTCTCACCCGAATATGCAAGCGTTTCAACCATATGAGCCATAATCAATTTCCTTTCAAGTGTTAATCAACATTACGAATATATAATATCTTTACTTTAAAATTAAGTACACCATCTTATAAGTTATTGTTTTATAAATAAAATTGTCCATCGCGGTACGGCAAATACCCATGGACTCTAACACTAAACAGGAGTGCCAGCATGAATATTTATACCCACAAACATCATATCATTCCCCGTCACATAGGTGGTTCCGACGACCCATCTAACCTTATTGAACTTACAGTAGAAGACCATGCTATCGCGCATAGACATCTTTGGAAGATGTATGGCCGTAAAGAAGATAAAATAGCTTGGCTTTGTTTGTCTAAACGAATCGATAAAGAAGATTTTATTAGGCAACGTTGTTCTTTGGGTGGTTCAAAACCTCAAACAGAAGAAGCAAAAATAAAGATTAGTAAATCAAGTAAAGCACGAGCTATGCGCGGAAACTATCATGGCGAAGAAGGAAGACGTAAAATATCTGAAAAAGCTAAAACTCGTAAGGCCACATTACAAGCCAGACAAAACATGTCTAAAGCTCAAAAAGAAAGATTCAAAAAACCAATTTCAGAAGAAACTAGAAAAAAATTATCATTAGCTGCGTTAAGACAGTGGAATAAAAAATAAGTACACCGTCAATTTACCGCCATCACTATGTCTTCCAGCTCAGAGCCGGAGACACGAACAAAAGACCTATGGTTCTTATCAAAATGAAGAGACTTAGAGAACGTCTTGAACTCACCTGTAAGAGCACTCTTAAAAGCTACAAGCCGTCCACAATCAAGAACATACGTATGATTGTGGACATGCCAGTCAGTCGTTTCTTTGATAACTTCCATCGGGTCACCTGCTATACTCATTGTGAATATATAGTATACGAGACATAAAAATAAGTAAACAGGTTCAAGATGCAAAAAGATCCAAGAAGAAGAGAAGAGGGAACTACCTCGCTGGCTGACACCTACAAGAAAAACACTCCCGGTCAGAAGAAGCTTAAGACATTCCTTGAATATGCTTATTTTGGTACGATGGGATCTTTGGATCTATCGACTGTGCCAGGACCATCCGGTGCTTTTGGTGGCAAAGAAACAAAAGCTAAATCAAAGAAAAAAAATAAGTATAATCAGCACATGGAAACTAAACCCACGATGCCGACCGTAGGGTATTAACTAACAACACCTGCTCGTGTTGAATAAGAACGTGTTGGTTGTTTAAGCAGATGTTCTGGGCCTGAATATCTTTGGCCAACTCCCGTTCGCTGAGTCTTTAATAATGAAGACAAGTTAATACCGCTTTTCTTTTCGGAACGATCCGGAGTAGGTTCACCAGTTTTGATTATATGGGATTTCTGTTTACTAGGTTTATCGGAAGCTTTTGGCGGGACGGGAGAATTAGTCGTTGCTGGCGTCTCAGTTGCTTTCTTATCATCTTTCGGTTGAGATGTTGTTGATGCTTCTGGTTGTTTCTCAGGTTGAGCGCTTGCTTCGGGCTTAGACGTATTGAGTTCAGGTTTCTTCTCAGGAGAGATCTTACCCATGTATTTTTCTTCAGGCTTCTTCTGCACATTTGCTGGTACGTTAGCAGAAGGAACAACAACTGGGACGCGACTTGGATTTGCTAAAGCTTTTGTTTGAGGAGGAGGCAAAGCTTTTTGCTGATTGGAACTCGGAGGAGGTAGTTGTTTCTGTTGATTTACGTTTGATTGCTGCTTAGTGGTCTTTGAGTTCTTCGGAGTACGTTGAAGATTCTTATTGGCAGGACTACTATCGTCTTCAACTTTACCTGTATTTCCATCAATAGTAACTTCATTGACTAAAGAATTAAGTTCTTCTTTTAATTGCTTTAAAGACTTTGACATGCTAAGCATCCGTAGTGGTTTTTATTATTTATATGTTAGCGGGACTCCAAACGTCTCCATCTTCAATGAAATAATTATCATTATCTTCTGGGGGAACTACCATTAGTTCTTCTTCTTTAGAATATTGTTTTAAGTTAGTCAACACTGCTTCTCCAGCATCGGTATGTTTCCATCTCTTGACACCTTCAGCTCTAGCTCTAATTGCTTCTTCCGTAGGAAGTGTTTGAGATCTATACTCTAAACCACATCTATAACTGCAACATGTATGTCTTTTCTTGTGAAGAACGCCGCACATAGGACACTTTTTTTCTTTGTACCTATGTGCGGCGGGCTTCTTTTTCATTCGTCGTCGGTTTCAGCAATCATTTTGACTGACATCTTCTTACGAGAATTTAAAGAATGATATTCAGCTTCAATGAATAGTTCTTTCTGAACACTCCTCAGTTCATCATTCATAAGCATATTGAGGTAAGTCTTTACCGGCTTGCTCATGCTGTAATTCTTATCTGCTTTCTTCATATTATCTCCTAAAATTTAAGTTCGTGTGGATCATCTGACGGAAGCTTGACTGGTAAGAAATCCCAGTTGCTTCTCAACACCGGTGTAAAGTTCAATGGTGATCTTCTGATAAAGTACTTTGGAATCTTTATGTTTAATTGATCTACTAAGTTTACATAGAAAGAATCCAAACCAATAAAGCAAGAAGCTTTCTCTATGATGGTTATCCAGTCAAATACGTTGTCTGAAAGAGGACTGATCTCAATAATCTCATGATTCTTTAGACCAATTGAATCAATGAACGCTCGAGTATCTAATCCAAATTGAATTCTTCCCATCGCACCAGTCAGATGAGTAACTACGTATGGCTTACTTTTTTTCTTTATGACTCTGTTAAAGAACTCTTCTTCTCTTTTCATATCTCTTCTGATGTCAAGGTTCCACTTCTCTTCAAAAGGAATATTGCATACTGCATACTTGAATTGATCAAATGTAGTATGAAATGCTAACCTGAGTTCTTTTGCTCTGATTGCAACTGGGTCGATTATTCTAGACGGCAAGCCTATCTTGTCAAAGTGAAGTGTTTCTTCATAGGGGAAGCATATAACTTCTTCACACCCGGCTTCCATCAGCATCTTGTGTGGCGTCTCAAACCAATATGGGTTTCTAATATTGGATTGAATCGTCTTTTCTTCAACCGAAAGAGGATGAAAGTTTACGTACGGAACAGCATACTTAAACGCTTCGTAGAACTTTTCATCTATCACCCAATCTACGTCCATTCCTTTTTTATATAGCCACTTAGCGATTGGAACTGCTATCAAGCAATCACCTGCACCACGTAGCTGTATGATTCCAATTTTTACAGCCATATTATACCTTTCTTAATACTATCTCTATACAACATTCAATTGATGGATGAAGTGTTTGGTCTTGATCACCAGCATTGGGATAATAAAGATCTCTGATCACTTCGAGCTTTTCCACTACTGCTTTATTGTTGACAGATGTCAACAGATTCAATACGTTTATTGACTTAGGCATCTTTGTTTTGTCTGGCATACGAAGAGTGAATGACCACTTGTGATCAGAGTTATATCTACTCGGCCAATGATCATGTTCATACATCTCTTCATCGGGGATAGTGATTACTACATACCCACCTGGTTTACATACACGAATCCAGTTAGATAACGCGCTTGTAGCATCGACCATATGTTCAAGACAGTGACTGCTTGTTACAAAATCATATGTATTGTCTTCAACACCTTTAAGATATTGAGCATCTCCGTCAGGAAGATCCCATCCTCTTACATGCTCTATACCACGAAAGACGTGACGATAGTTGTTCAAACTATCTTGGCCACACCCGATGTCAATACCTTGGCCAACGAAATAAGAATTATGGAAAGCGCCGATGTGATACCGGCGCTTTACCGCTTTGCTTTGTTCAAACATAACAAAAACTCCATATCAATCCATAAACGGATGCAAGTTTTTTTCTTTAACGATTTGTTTTAAATGCTCATTCTCTCTCATGGTTTCAGCAAGTCTTTGCTCAATTTGCTTATACCCAGACCTAAGCCAGCCATACATTGTTTTAAGCGTTTCCATATCTTCGAATTGATTATAGTTGTGTGCTAACATAGACATCTCCTACTGTTACACGTTGTTGATAAGTTTTTTTATTTCCTCCAGCCTTTTGTATTTTAAGACGGATTCCGACATAGTATTTATAGATTCGCGGATTATATCCTGCTGATTCTGTGATAAAAATATAAAAGGAGTTACGTTAACATCAATTAAGAATCCAGAAGCTATGCCTTTTTCTATTGGGAAAGTTATCTGGTGTTCAGTTCTCCACCATAGATCTTCTATTCTTTCGGGAATAGAATTATCATTTAATTTATAAACTGGATGGGCACTTAGATATTTTCTATTTGTAAGAGTCCAAACGTATCGATGATAACAATGATCTCCACACATTAACTGTGTTATTTTGTTACTCATCTTTCTCAATACATCACCGTCGGCAACCGGCTCATGCAACTGTTCTAGTGTTTTCCCCCATGCAGATAAAGGATTCCATCCGCTAGGGAAAGCAACAAAAGCTGCTTCAATTTTACCATTGTATAGTAGGACAATATCTTCTTGGATCTGTAAACCTAGTTTGACAATATCATAAGTAGGTTCAAATTGAAATATATCAGAAACACGCTTGACTAGTTTTTGTGCTACAGCCATATCAGACATAAACGATAAGCCATAATTAGGATAGATACTTTTAAGATAACTACTATCCCATATTAATTCACGACGTTTTTCTGCTATATGAACTTTTGAAGGAGTTGAACAAAAAAGATCTCCCTCGTACTTTTCCATACGAGGGAGAGTTGTATATGGAACTTTAACTATTTGTTCAAAGCTCATACTTAAATGGCTCCCCGAGACAGGCTCGAACTGCCGACCCAGTGATTAACAATCACTTGCTCTACCGACTGAGCTATCGGGGAATATTCTTACATTACTCTATCAATAAACTTTGTTGGTTCAACTGACATACCGCTTTCAAGGTATTGAATTACATGATCCGGACTTGTTACACTGTACGGATCTTGCTCATAGTTATCGGCGATTCCGGGTTCAATGAACATCTTTTCAATTACACCACTACTAACGATCATAGCATAACGCCAAGATCTCATGCCAAACCCTAGGTTATCTTTAGCTACCAACATTCCCATCTGACGAGTAAATATTCCAGAACCATCGGGAATCATCTTGATTTTAGCAACACCCTGAGACTTTGCCCAAGCATTCATCACGAATGCATCATTTACGCTGATGCAATATACTTCATCGATTCCAAGCTTTCGAATGTAATCGTATGATTCCTCAAACCCTGGAACTTGATACGTTGAACATGTAGGAGTGAATGCACCGGGAAGAGAGAACACTAGGACTCGCTTACCCCTAAAGTAGTCACCACTCTCAACATCTTGCCAACGATAAGGATTAGGCCCTTCAATACTTTCGTCACGCACACGCGTCTTAAACGTTACGTTTGGTACCATCATACTGTTGTAGTTCATCTACTACTCCTTCATATTGCATTATAAAATTGTTGTACAAATCATCTTCTAACTCATATGCTTCCACTTCCCAAGGAAGATTTAAGTATGAGTTGTATTCATTTATCGTTAAATTATCTTTCTTCAGTGAATTATTGTTATAAGCTTTGTTGCGCCAATAGATCTTGTTTTCTTTGTACTGTAGCTTCTTTGAATAGAACTGCTTACAATGAACCATCTCATGAGCAATACTTTTTATCTGTTCGTTCAGTGGAAGTTTTTTAGAAACTTCTATAATAAAATATTTATTCTCGATTTGTGTACAGAATGCATCTGCATCGAGATTATTTTCTAGGCAAATATCCATATGCATGTTCTTAACTTTTGGCATTAATGAAGATGCAAAATACTCAACTGCTTTATAATACAAATGTTTTTTCTTTTTTGATCTACAGTTGAGTATGTCTATCTCAATCATACATACGAATTACTTTGATCTGGTGTGGCTAGAGTCATCATACCTTCAATGTACCAATCTGGTATATCACGCTTAGTCCATCGAGCAAATCTACTTTTACTGTTGATGTAAAAATTACGATAGCTTTCAATCACATCTTCTTTCTTATATATATCGTCCATTGCACGAGGTGGTTCAAGCCACTTGTGAAACTTCAGATTCATAGGAGGCTTTGCCAAAGCAAATATAAGACGCTCGTTGCTGTGTTGCTTTTCATACCTATAAGTATATTCTTTTAGTAATTCTCGCCATAGATCATACAACCAAAAATAATTGCTTGTAGAAGATCTTGTCCATATGTTAGATGGATGGTTTACATGAGCAGCTAGATGTAAGATCTTATCGCGATCGTCATGTAACTTCCATCGCTTGATCTTATGGTTTTTATCGGTAATATGAATATATTGTTCACCATCAATCACCCGGTGCGCAGTTGAAAGAAGCTGTGCATACTCGATGATCATCTTCAATACGTGCTTATCGCAATGTTGTTGAGCACTTGTCTCGGGTGAACTGTCAAGAAAGAAAATATTCATGGTGTTACCTGATTGATTTAGATGTATATTACATCATAGTTGTATTTATGTAAACCCTTCAAATACTGATTTATCGAATTTAGTTTTTGTTTGTACATTAGTATCATCGATAATATCACGCTGTGCACTCTGTTCAACATTATATAGTTTCATTTTGGATCTATCAACACCAATAATGAACTTTCTATTGATGTTTGGATCGCTGTAACGATTCTTAAGTTGCTTGACAAGAAGTTGATTGAGACTTGCCATCTGCTCATTTGTAATAATGGCAAACATGAAATCAGCTGTAGCCGGTAGACCAAATGATTCGGAAGTATCTTCCAATCCAACATCGGAATTGGTAAAGCCAGTTCTATTCGTCTGTGTTGCACTGACGATTGGAAGATTCATCTCGACGGCAAGACCACGAAGTTCTTCAGCGATAGCCTTAACATAAAGATAAGAGTTAACATTAGATCCTACCTTGAGTCTTGAAGAGCTGCAGATGTTCAAGTAATCGATGTAGATGATGTCTGGTTTAAAATTCTTTTTTAGCTTTAATTCATTCAATAGGTACCTAAAGTTATTAGCACCAGCTGATGCAGTCGGATATTCCTTAATGATCAATTTACCTACAGTCTTACTTCTAATCTTATCAATTTTTTTCTGATAAACATCTTTAGGTAATTCAGATAGTTCATCAATAGCAACATTCATCAAGTTGGCATCGATTCTTTCTGCGATCTTTTCTTCTGCCATCTCGAGTGTTATATACAGTACGTTCAATCCATCAATAAGATTGCCTGCTGCGCAGTGACACATAAACATACTCTTACCCACACCAGTTCCCGCAAGACATATGTTCAATGTTTTCCTACTCAACCCACCCTTAGTGATCTTATTGAAGTAATCTAGATTGAATGGGATCTTAGTTTCTCGAGTATGATACAGTTCAAACCTACGTTCCCAGTCATCAACTAAGTCATGGCCAATGTTCGTATCAAAAGATACAGCCAATGCGTTAGACAATAATTCTGGGATAGCTCCCTTGGAGATGTCTACTTTGTTCTCATCGCCAGAGATGAGCTGAATAGATTTTGATATTGCATTGAACAGCGCTTGATCTTGACAAAACTTTTCTGTCTGTTCCAACAGCCACGATGTGCTTGTCTTCTTGTCAGCTTCCAATGCATCAATGATAGTAGTGGCTTCCTTGAATGTTGTCTCACTTACATTAGTTTTGTTTTGAAGATCGATGTTGAGTGCCTCCTTTGAAGGAAGCACATTATACTTGTTGATATATTCATGAATAACTTTAAATGTTAGCTTTTCACTTGCATCACGAAAATATTCATCTTTGATAAATGGTAGGACTCTACGGGTATACTCTTCATTGAAGAGTAAGTTAGATAGTATCGTCTTCTCGATCGTCATTCACTTCTCCATCTGTTTCAGAGCTCATGCCATAAGAATATTCTTGCTTAGCGCACTCATCGAGTTGCTTTAGAATATCATCGGTAAAATATTTTTCTGGGTTTGTATTGATTTCTTTACCAAACAGCTTAGCGCCATTAGGCATTTCGTATCGTGTTGATACTTTTTTGATGATATTATGCTTTTCAGCTAATTCAAGTAAACCATAATAACGATCAAGGCCTTTATCATAAGACAAACGAACTTCTACTAGACCATTTTCTTTTGACAGGCGGGACTTATGCATCTTGACTTTGATGATGTTGCCAACCACATCATTGTTACTATCTTTATCTTTCTTCTTGGAAAGCATGGCAATAGTTGATGCTGCGTACTTCAGACCGGAATTGTGAGTTATTAACCCATTTTCAAGAATATAATTTTCATGTTGATCAACTGTAATATCGTAAACTTTTCCAGTTCCTACTTTTTTAATTCCAATTACTTTCATAATTTTATTATTTCCTTTATTCCATATTTTGTTAATAAATTTTCATGTTGTGATTTACAAAGTTTTTGGCCGAGTGCTTCAGATTTGCCAATATAAGTTCCTAAAAATTTGTATTGAGTAAAATATCTTTCTATATCGTCATCAAATTTAACTAAAATTGGTTGAGATCGTTTTTGTGATATAATATTTCGTGTCTGTTCATTGTGCGTTTTACCATAAAATGGATTGTTTTCACCAGTAATTCCTTTACTGATATTAGATTTCCATTGTTTTTTCTGGTTTTCTGTCATTGTATACCAACATGGTTTACCAAACATTGGATTATTTTTACCAGAAGTAAAAGCGCGATTATTTTCTACGATATTTTGATAAATTCTGGAATTTATTTTATACCTTTGATCATTGATATTTTTACCTAAAAACCGTATTAATGCATATGTCATACTTCTTTTTTGTGAGCCGCTCGTCATTTTTACCAGAAAACAATGTGCTAAAAAGTGTTCTCGTGGAGTTAATAATACTAAATTAGATTTATGATTACTTCCGCCTAAACTTTTTGGCAAAATATGATGAGATTCATAACAAGTCTTATCTTTTCTTTTTCTAGGCAACTGCTTTCTAGAATTCATCAACTTCATATACCAATTTGTATATTTGTTATTTAGATACATGTAAAATCTCCGGACTTTACATGTATTTATAATGCATGTACTTTAAACCACTTCCCTATTTTTGCAACGTTTGTAAATCATCTCCCACGATAATTTTTTTGGCTTCAATCCATTGATTATTGATATAAAATTTATGTTCTGGAGTACAAGTGACGCTTGTCCCGTCTTCAAAATCAATCTGTATTAATTCTTTATTATCAAAAGAATGACATTCTAATACATTTCTGAATTCACCCTCTTTAGTCATAACTAAATCATCAGTGGTGATATTTTCTATGCTGATATATCCTCTACGAGTAAAAACATTGGTTCCAGCAATTAAACAACCACCTGAGATCTCATTGGTAGGAACATATGATCCTACTGCTGCGTATACGTGGTTGGTTACAAGCAATGGGACTTTGACTTTGGCAAGCTTTAGAGTCAGTACACGGAAAGCAGCCTTGATGACTTGAGCTTTCGTCATATCACGTGTTTCTTTACCCTCGGCTGTGTCTTCCATTTCTTTAGTAGTAGACAATAGACCAAGAGAATCAAGAACCATCATGAGCGGAGGACGATCTTTTCCTGACTTTTCATAGAATTCAAGAGTCTTTATAGCATGAGTCCTAAATCGCTGGATGGTATCCATTTCAGCAACGATTACACGCTTTGTGTCAATTCCTCGTTCTTCCATCATCTGGCGCGTAACAGCTGCCTCGGTGTCGTAGTACATGACACCAGCTTCTGGGTGAGAGTCAAGAAAAGACTTGACGATTCCTAGAACAAAGAAGGTCTTTCCAGTAGCAGATTCCCCAGCAAAAGCAGTGATCTTGTTGTTAGGGACACCGCCATAAATGCTGCCACTAAGAACAGCATTGAGAATATAACTACCGGTGTCAATGCACCCGCTAAACTCTGCTGAACCTTGTCCATCAGCCACGATGCTTGTATCTTCATCTTTGAGTTGCTCGCATAGATTTTTTAAAAAAGACGTCATGGTTACCTCATTTCGATCGAATATTATTTATAGAATTTCTCACTATAGCCATTATATTATCTTGTTGTTTTAAAGTAAACCGTTTCCCATCATTTAGTGATACATTTACGGCTAACAATAACACAACAGCCAAAGGATCAAACACACATACAAGTAAGATGATAACGGCTCGAACTGAGCTTTCGAAGTGTTTCTCAGCTTCTTCACCGTATATCATCTCAGCGATATATTTCAAAGGACCAACTTCTGCTTCCATCTGGCGTTGAGTCTTTTGTAACTCATTCATTTGAATTTTATAATCTGATATTACTTTCATACTATTTTCTATAGTATTAGTAAGTTCTTTCCTCTCCTCTTTTTGTAGCTTTCTTACGCTTATAGCTCCGTCATCACCTCTGATACGTTCATTATTGACAAGCTTCTGAACAGTCTCATCTAATTGGTTTAGTACTGTCTTTGAGTCGTTGATCTTATCTTGCTCAAATAAAATCTTTTGTTCGTATAAATTAATTTCATCGACTTTATCATCTTGAGTTACAGAGTGTTCTATGTGAGCTTTTGAGAGATAGCCAAATATACCCATGGATGTAATAAACATCAAAATAAATATAGCAAATATAAGATATGCTTTAATTGGTTTTGGTGCAATGTCCCAGTTTCTATAAAGCCAGTTAGTTGTAACTATCTTTCCTAGTTCTAAAAAAGAACCCATTATAACAACTGGCCAGAAAGACGCTGCGAATATCGTCGTTAGCCCAATGATTGAATAGTAAGCTGAGACGATTGATATTGCAATCGCCGTAACTAAAGTCAATATAATCATTGATTAACTAACTTTGTTATTTTGTCTATGAACTTTTGAATCTTCTCTTGACGATTTGGCCAATAGATATATGCTTTATCGTTATCCTTTGACAGATTAGTTAATAGAGGCATGATTGCTTCGTAGAGTTCTCTGAGTCTTCCTTGATAATACTCTGAAGTCTTATTGATCTCCAGTTCAAACTCTTGCTTAAAAGTCTCTGCTGCTTTATTTGCTGCATACTCGGCAGCTTGCATTGCTGCTTCTTCTTCTCTCTTCTTTAATTCATCTTCACTTAATAAAGAAAATCCAAAGTCATCATCAAAGTTGTCTACTTTTCTCATTGAAAAAAGTCCTCGATTGTTGCCGTCTGTGATTTCTCAGCTACCCAATTAATCTTTTCCAAAATACCATTTAGAGGTTCGAGAAAAGCTTTTTGAAATTGCATATCATAATCGATAATACCATTCAACTCAAATTCTTTGGGTAGAGTTGCTGGGCATGAAATCACTTCGATGTTATAACGATTAGGAAACTTGAGATAGCAGTATTTGATCTTGTCACCGTTGTTGATCATCTGGTACTTCTTAGAAAGATTATGACGATCAACAAAGTGATTATAAATTAAAGCGCCTTTTGCATGGATAGGTGTTCCCTTCTTATAGATTCCACCACGATCTCTATATTTATTTAAACCATTGCAACCTCGAGGAAACGCAATGTCTTGAAATGGCATCTTAAAGAATTCGTCTTTAAATTGTTTAATGTATTCAATCAATGCTTCATTGTCTTTGGTCATGATGATTTTCAATGATTCTTTAATAGACTCTCGGCAAGACATAGGTGTAGAAGACTTGATAGCTTCAATACCCATGATCTTAAGCTTAGGTTCTGAGTATCTGACCCCCTCAGAATCATAAACATTCAAGATGTATCTCTTCTTTGCTGTCCAGATACCTTTGTCTGCGATTGATTCTCGCTTCATCTTCATCTTCTGAGCATATGCGTTTGTATATTCAGCGAGTTCCTCATAACACTTATCGATGTATGGTTCAAGCTTTTCACTACAAACTTTGTCCAAAAAGTCAATGATCTTCTTGGTGTCTGTTGCTTCCTTGAAAACATGCTTAACGAGTTTGTCGAGACACAAGTAGATTGAATCTGTATCTGAAGCAAGAACATAATCATATCCATTAGTCTTTAAGAGACTATTGAGATACTGATTCATCTTATCTTCTATCCAACGAATTGTAACCTGGCCGGACAGAGTGATACACTCAGCTAGTGCAAGCTGATAGTATCTGAAATGTTGATTGCCTAATGCACCGTAAGCTGAGTTCAACATGATTTTGAATGCAAGCTGAAGGTTGTTGTATCTGGAGATCTCTTTTTCCAATTCAAAAGAATGATTCTCTTGGTACTTCTTCTGAGCTTCGATCATCTTCTTCTTATAGACAGTTCTCATGTCATAATATTGTTGCATGAGTTCCGGAAGAAAACCTTGCTTGTCACGCCTAAACACGCAACGATTTGCAGTTTTGATTAAGTCTGTATCCCAATTATTAGCTTCTCCGTTTAAAAACAAATCAACATCAATTGAACCATGGCATTGCGCATAGTATGTTTCTGGAGAGATGTTGTATTGCATGATGAGATGTGGATACAAGCTGTTTAAGTCAAACGATACAACCCAGTTGTGTAAACCGATCTGTGGTGTTTTTACATAGGCGCCGGTGAATGAACCAAAGTCTGTTATCTCACCGGTGATTGGATCCTCAGATGAAGCTGCCATCTTATACGGGATCTCTGGAATGTTATGCTTAGGAGTTATGACGATATTTCGTTTAATCAAGAAGTTATGAACTATGATGTCCCATAACCTAACAACACCAAACGTATCAGTGTAGTTGGTCTTTGCAGAATACGCCATAGCATATACAAGTTCGATGAGCTTTAGCTTATCTTCCAATCGTATTACAAGGTCTACGTCTTTTACGTTGTAATCAATGAACAATTGATAATCTTGTTTGTATAGCTCGTTTAGATTACCATACTGCGAATAATCAATCTTCTTTTCACCAAGTTCAACTAAAGCGATATGATCCAACTTATATGTTTCTTGATTTGTGTATGTGAACTTACGATACAGAGGTAAGTAATCGAGAGTAGAGATACCTAAGATCTCATAGACTTCAGCATCACCATTAACTTTCCCACGGCTTACACGGCGAATGTTGATTATGTTCCATGGGGAAAGTTTCATCGTTTCTTCTTCACCGAGAAGACGATTGGAACGATTGATGATGTATGGAATGTCGAAGTTTTCAACGTTCCAACCACTAATAATGTCAGGTGCTATCGTTGAAAACGATCTAATAAACCATCTGATCAAAGCAGCTTCATCTGTGCATTTAACATACTTGATGTGTTCAGAGCTTGATGTATAGTCACCGCACCCAAATACAAATGTTTCATCACGGTATCTTAGAGATATAGCTGTTATTTCTTTATCAGCTTTTTCGGGTTCAGGAAACCCATCATCAGATGCAACCTCAATATCAATGTAAACTACTTTTATCTTAGTAGCATCGTATTGAACATCATCTGGAAAAGTGTCATTCATCCAAACATAATGAAACATGTTTGGCGACTGACCGTGGATCTTAAAGTTCTCTACACTCGAATATGATTCGACAAATTGTTTTGCATCACGAACAGAATCAAAGTCAAGCTTGTCTACTTTTGTTCCATAGATTGTTTCATAGATAGCTTGATCTGGCTTTTGAGATTCGATAAAAAGATAAGGTTTGTGCTTTATTTTTCTTTGTACGCGCTTTCCATCTTCATAGCCGCGGTATAGAATATTATCACCGCGTAAGATTACATTTGTATAATACTTCATTAAAGATCCTCAGGACACCAAATAGCATATTAAACAATAAGAATAATAATGTACACTACATTTCTTTTGAAATCCTCATGAACCGGTTTCTTCTATCTTCTAACCCGTGCGTTCCACCATTAATTATTTTTGTAGACTGTTCAATTGTTTTATCATTGCAATTATTAGTCATCCAGAAAAACCCTGCAGAATAGCATGCACCTTTAGGAGTTTCTAAGAATGAAGTGATTTCATTTAAATCCATGTTCATATGCTTAGCAAACTTTTGATAGTTAGTTTTACCAGTGAGCTGTATTAAGCCGCGGCCACGATATAACCATCCATCACCACTTTCTTCGTTTCCATTTCCCATACGATTAGCATAAACTTTACTTGCTATTCTAGGAGCTTGCCGAGCATAATTTAAAGCTTCTTCTTGTGTTTTAAAATATCTTGGAAAAACTTCTAAAAGACGAATAGCTGAATAATTCATATTTTCTACTACGCGTCGAAGGTCGCCCGATTCATGCCCAATCTGTGCTAAGAAAGCGGATACGTCATGGTCTGTTTTAATGTTATACTTATCGAGCGTTTGACTTAAAGGATCTAAATACTTTTTAATTGTATTATCAAACGCATTAGGGAAAGCAACCTTTAATAGCTCTGTATTCATACCGCTCCTTTAAATAAAATAAGGGGAGTTTCCTCCCCTTACGTAAAGTTTAGGAGATTCTTACAGGTTGATGTAGATAATCTCCGTTAACAACATACATGCCAAAAGCAATTGGCACAAAACAAAGTGCCACACACATTACAAAAGCTTTTAAGTTAGACATTATTTTTCCTCCGTTAGTAGCTGTTTGTCAGTAGCGGCTACAACTG